GATCTTGCCGGGCAAACAATATCGAGGTGCCGACCGCCGCCGTGCCGTCCATGAGCGGCGGCACCGTCGCAGGTGCACCAGCTCCATCTGCGCCCGCCGGGCCTTGCGGACCAGTTGGGCCGGTCGGCCCTGCCGGTCCCGTTGCGCCCGCCGATCCCGGCGGGCCCGGTACCATACTGTCCGCGCCCGGTGTCCCCGGATCGCCTTGATTACCTTTCGGTCCCTGTGGGCCTGCCGGTCCCGTTAGCCCCGTTGGCCCTGTCGATCCCGGTGGTCCGTTCGGTCCCGCCGGTCCCGTTGGCCCTGTCAATCCGGTGGTGCCTCTCGGCCCTTGCGGCCCCGGTGGTCCAGGATCGCCTTGCGGACCTTGCGCACCCGGTAATCCCTGCGGCCCTGGCGGGCCGCCAGGTGCACCGGGCGGTCCCGGTGGCCCCTGTTCACCGGTGATGATGGTTTCCACATCATCAGGTGACAGCACCACTACCGGCGGCTGCGGATCAGCAATGCTCACATCATGTGATGTTGAGACTTCGACACTGCTCATCGCGTCGGCCCTGCATTGTTGATCAGTGTGCCATTCCAGATTTTTGTCTTGAGGCCGCCCAGCGTCATAATATTGGAGTGGTCATAGCTGCCGAGGTCGAGGCGGGCCAGAGCATCCTGTTTAATCATCACCGTAAATAATCCGTTGGCCGGATCGGTCAGTACAATCTCGCCGGTATCGGTTGCGAGCCGCATCACTGCTTCGGCATCTTCGGCGTGGCGGCGCAGCATCATTTCCATTGATGCCCCAGTGATGTCGATGGGCGTCAATGATGACGACATGACATACTGAAACGTGCGGTAGAAATCCCAATCATTTTCAACAGTGATGTTGACGGTGGCCATGACTAGGGCAAGACGTTGGAGATTGCCGCAAACGCGGAATCGACCTGCGCGCGCGTGGTGATGCTGCCGCCAGTGATACTGGTGGCCGTGGTGTTCTCGCAGGTAAAGCAGGCCTGCACGAAGGTTGCCATCTGTTGCAGCACATGTGCCAACCCAGGCTCATCGAGTTGAATGAATGTCCCATCAGCCAATTTCCAATCGGTGATATGACCGGGATTTGCCACGGCATAATCATGCGCGCTGGCGACTGTGTTGCGCGATACTGGATCACTCAGGTATGGCTTGCCGCCGATAGTCACGCCGCCGCTTGCTTTGCGGAACCGCGCGTCGGCGGCATAATAGGTCAGGTCGGCGAACAGGCCATGCGGCGTAAGTGCATCCTGCAACGCAGCGGGCGTCTGGTTGCTGGCATTGTCACGCGGCCATGGTGTCGCGACATTGCCGTTGCCGGTCCACGCAACATAGTCTGGATCGGCATCATTCGTGATGAGTTGCTTGGCGCTGCCATAGACGCGTGCGTCGTCGGCCAGCCAGAAATTATTATAGACCGTCATCGTGTTTTCTCCCGCGCCTTAGCCGTACTGACCGCCGGATATCGTCGCCCCGGCGACCGTGCCGGGAAAATAGTTCACGCCAGCACCTTGCGTATTGACGACGCCGTTGAGCGAGCAATTGTATTTTTGCCCGTTGACGGCCCCGCCGAGGCTTTGCGATTGGTAAAAGCCTGAAATGACCGCGTTGCCTGTGGTTTGTGCCCAGACGCTAATATTTCTAGTTGCGACGGTGTAGAGAATTGGTTGGGCAATATGGACCAGCGAATTTTGCACACATAACATATGGTAAGGCGAATCGCCTTTGATGGAGAGGTAGTCAGCCGCTTCCGCCGACCCCATCTCATTGCCCATTAACAAAATCAGGGCGCTCGAATCAGACAGCATGTGTGCTGTGGCACACGAAAAGAAAGTTATATTTTTGAGATTGATCGACGCGCCCTGTATGCGAAAGCCACAGCCAAGATGCGGGCTTGCTCCTACGGCGTCGGATTGCACCGCCACACCTTGAATGGAATAGCCGTTGGCAGTTACGGCGATGGCTTCGCCGGATGTTGCGTGAAACAGCACATTGTCGGCGGCTGACAGATTTCCGATAATATAAATCGTGCCAGCCCCGTTGGGCGGCTGGCTTATTGCGAACGGCGGATAGGTGCCATCCGCCACATAGATCGTTATGGAAAACCCGTTCTGATTCCAGGTATAGCAAGCGGTTAGCGCCCGCTGCACCGTGGCAAACGGCCCATGTGTGCCGGACACCGTCGCAGTTGTGCCGTCATAGAGATTGTCATCGCCGGTCGCGGCGTTGACGTAGTAGGTTTTCGGTGCGGTCAACAGTCCGCCAGCGGCAGATGACACGTTGCTCAATTGCAAATGCGTGCCGTCATCGACCAGCGAAGCCAGGCCGTTGCTGTGCAGCTCACCACCCTTCAATTCAGTGCCATCGGGATAGACGATATGGCGCGCACCAAGGGCATTGATGTTGATGACGGATGGGCCAGTGTTGGTATTCAGCACCCTGACCAGCCAACGCTGACCAGCGGCATAGGCCAGCAATGCTGGTGTCACATTGATGGCAAGCGCGTTCGCCGTGCCGCTGTCGATGGCATAATTAAGGTGCCCGCTCTGCACGCCGCGCGCCAGTTGGTGCAAGTCGGTGTCGGCTGGCGTACCGCCTGCGTCAGCAATCAGGTTAACGATCTCGCGCTGCGGATTTTCAATCGAGGCAGCTGGCGGAATTGACCCCATCGTTCCGGTTGATGGATTGCCATTGATGTACGGATCGTTTGTGCCAGGCGATCCATAGGGGGGTTCATATTTCATTGACGCAATTCCTCTCTCTAGGACAGCCGGTGACAGCCGCCCGAGGTTTCCAGATCAAAACGCAAGTGAGTGATTACGGAGTGCCCGCCATCGGATCGCCGGGATTGCTCAATCCGCTGTAGTCAAAGATGATGGTCGTGTGTGCAGGCTTCCAGCGGTTGAGCAGACATTCGAGATCGTCGGCCAGGCCAATGCGCAAGTGCGGATCAACGCCGGTCTGACCACTGGCACAGCGAAACCAGGTCAGCTTTGCTGTGGCAACATGCACGGTCCAATAAAAACGGTTCGTGTCTGGACCGAGCCCGTAGTAAGGCCATTCGCTCAGCGCGCCATCGGCTACCGGGGCATCGCCCACAGCCCCCATGATGGGCACACCCCATTCATTGCGCATCGGGTCAGGCGGCAGGTCGCCGTACACGCGCGCATCACCGACATGATCTATGCCGACCACGAAGGTGCGATATTCAGTGATGCTGATGGTGTAGCCAATCTGCGCGGCAACACCGATAAAGAACTCGCGCGACTGCGCGCCCAGCATGGTCATGCGCATGAGCAGCGCCAGGTGGCGCTCATCAATGCTCTGCGGCGCGGTATAGCAGGGATCAGGCAGACCGAAATTGCGTTCCCAATCCGGCAGCAGCTCTATGGTCTGGCGCGGGTCGCTTTCGCGCTCGAGCAGGTCAGCCGCACGGCTGTCAACAAACCCCCAAAATTCGCAGAGGCCTCTGCAGACCTGCACCAGGAGGCTGTCGAAATGGCGCGGCCAGGCTTGGCCCACCGGAAGCAATGCCAGGAAGGCTTGCAGGTAATCGGAGCCAGACCTGCGCACATGCCGGTCGCTCATGGCATCAATCGAAAAGGATTGTTTCCAGCACCGCCATGTGGCCGAGCGACGGCATCACATAGTCAGCAGTGGTCACAAGATTGAATGACTGCACGGCAGGTGCATTCATGATTGCGTAGCTGACCCATGATGCATAGATGGTCTGCCCTGGCGCGGCCTGGGCGAACAGCATGTCACGAATGCTCTGCTCGATTTGCGCGCGCGCCTCGGCAGTGTCAGGCACCAGATTGGCAATGGTGATGTCGATAAATTCCTTGATCGGTGCCAGCACATAGCAATCCTTGACCGTCACCGGCCGCTTGCTTTCGATGTAGGTATCAACCGCGATGATATCGTCCGGCGTCGGCCAGCCATCATCAGATGCGCGCAGATCATCCATCAGGAAACGCACCGTGATGGTGCCGGTGCCCTGCTCAGGTGCAGCCCAAGCCCGCGTCACTCCGTTGACCGCCAGCGCCCATTGCTCATAGTCGGCCTCGGAGCCACCCATCGGCGGATTTTGGATGCGGCGCAGGATGCGCTGGCGCAGCTCATTGTCAGTCTCGGCATCGGCACCGCCCACCAATTGAACGACGATGGCTGAGCCATCAACACCAGGCAGCGCGGCGACGAAATCCAATAAATAGCCGGGGTCATGGTTTCCGGCTGCGCCTGGGTCTATGGCACGAACATCAACAGCCACCGCGCTGGTGCCAAGCGTTGTGTCAGCCGTGGTCTGGTAGGTTGTCGCACCATCCGACAATTGCGTTGCGGTTGGCACCACGATGCCCGGTGTGCCGGTCATGGTCACTGAGCCTGCAGCAGTGGCAGCAGCCTTGCGCCCTGTGGTGCCATCGGCATTGACCAGCCAGATATCGCCGTGCCGGTCCAGCCATTCGGTTTCAGCGGTGTCGGGCAGCAGCTGCAGGGACAGCCAATCAATGTAGCGCAACACCAGATGCGTGAGTGCAGCCGTAGCGTCGGCCATGACACGCAGGACGCTGTTGCCAACAAACGTGGCGCGGCCCAGAGCTGTGGTGATTTCCCCGCGCACGGTCTGGCGAACATCACTCAGGGAGGGTGTGACCCAAGGCATTGGTTTAGTTCTCGATCCCGAGCCAGAGGTTTTGAAAACGCAACTCAATCTGCGGCAGCGGGCCACGATAGACCACGATGGCCACATCAATGCGCTCAAGACTGCCGCGCGTGGCATTGACAGTGAAGGCCGTGCACAGCCCAATGTCGATCATTGGCTGCAGTGCGATCTGGCAATACTGTTCGGCGCGGACCAGGGTTGAGCCTTCGCGCGCCTCTGCCGGTGTGATCTTGGCGCGCTCCAATAGCCACAGCTTGCAGCCAATCGGCCAGCCATCCCAAAGTGCATCCGCTTCAAGATCACCCCACCAGCCGCGCCGGTCGGTACTGTCAGGATCGGGCAGGATGTCACTCGGGTCGGCCAGGGCATGCGTCAGCAGCGCCAGCTTGGCGATGTTGACCAGCTCCTGACTTTCATCCAGGGCACCATTCTGCTTGAGCAGCCAGTCGGCCCAGATGCCGTTGAGGTTGGTGACATTGATGATGCGGATGTCACTCATGCGCTCAACGCAATGATGTCGCGTTGCATGAAAGCCGGATGCACGGTTTTATTCTCCGATACCAGCTCATCACTGCGCGATGCATCCCCATAGATGCGGTTGGCCAGGGCGAGCGCCGGGTAATTGATTGGCATCTGATAGCTGACAATCTGCGGCAGCATCCGCTCGGTGGCCGACAGGTGATAGATCAGCGAGGCCGACAGTGCCACCACGTTGCGATAGTCATTCACGGCGAATGTTTCCGAGCCACGCAGCTTGATGTCATCAATGATGATGCTCATGGCATCCATCAGATCATCAACATCATTGCGGCTGGTAAACGTCATTGCGGTGATCAGCTGACTTTGCTCGGACAGCGACAGGATGAGTGCAGCATTGATGATGCGAATGCCCAATGAATATTGGGGCAACTCAGCAGCCCCGGCTTCGCGCACGTTGTCAAAAACATTCAAGGTGGCCCCGGCAATGCGCGCGTAGTCGAAGCACAGCAACAGCTGCGCGCCGACCATCTGCTTGTCGATCAGCACTGAAAAATTGCCCAGCAGTGTGCCGACTGCCGTATGCAGGTTGGCACCATCAAGACCAGGTGCAATGGAAAAGTTAACCAGCTCTTTCATCAGCCTTTGGCAGATGCCCAGGGCTTCGCTGTATTCCGGTTTGGCGATCATGCGTGACCTATGCCACCAGCACCAGGAGGTGCCACCACGTTGGGTGTATCGACATTGGCTGCAGCATCACTGGAGGTTGCTTGCGCCTGGGAATTGGTTGCATCACCTGTGTTGGCCTGCCCCACATTGCCAACAGTGCCCACCTCGGTGAATGACATTTCAAAGGTGCAGTAGCCGCCGCGCTCGCGGTGTTCACTCACGCTGTAGCGTTCACAGATACACAGTTTCGACTGCGCCAGGTACGGATCGACCAGCTGGCCGCCTTCACTGTTGTCCAGCACATCCATCAAAGCTTTTTTGTTGATGTGATAGGACGGCCCAACAATGTAGCCGGTCATCTGATAGCGAAAGGCAGCCCGGCCCATGTCCTCAGCATAGGGCATGCTTCGCTTAGGATATTCGTGGACGACCACACGGCGGCCGCCGCTGCGCCCCTGCTGCTCAACATGGAATTGCACACCGGCAAATGATGCAGGCAGCAGCCGCAGCCGCCATGGCGCAGGTGCTACTTCCTGGATGGTGGCCATCAGTCGTAGGGATCATCTGCGAGATTGATCGGAACGCTCGACCAGCAGCCTGAATTGTCGCACCAGATTTTGTTGCCCTTAAATCTCATGTGAACGTGGTTTGCATCCACGCGAAACGACTGTGTGTTGTCCTGGTACTGGCAAAGAATTTTGCTGCCGTCGATGATGACTTTGAGATTGCCGCCACTCTCATTGATGGTCCAGGTGTTACTGCCCTTGTCGTACAATCCCACCAGGGTATCACCACTGCGAAATTCAATGTGGCTGGCTGTGACGCGCACCTCGGTGTTTACGCTGTCACCTTCGTGCTTGTATTTCTGTTGCTGTTGCTGCTGGCTGCTGCTGCTCGCATCGCGCGTTGCAGCACCTGGCCCGCTTGATGATGACTGTGATGCCTGCTGCTTGTCGATCTTGTGCGTCTGCATCTTCTTGTTGACATGGCGCAGGCTGGCAAAGCGTGTCTGCTTGGTCTGCTTGTCCGCAACCGATGTGCCATCAAGGGATGTGACATAAGTGCCGTTCGCCTTGAACAGCACCATCTGCTCGGAACCATCTGGTGCATAATGTGCCCCTTCACCTTCGCTCATGTCGTAAGGCCGCACGCGCCTGTCATCGACAATTGCCACCGGATGTGAGCGTGAGCCGTTGAGGTAGAGCATCACGGCCTCGGCGGCCTCGCCGGTCGGCTGGTTGTGGTTCCAGTCCCCTGTCTCGGTGTCAGGCGGTGCTGCGGCTGTTTTCTGGTTCGGATCTTGCTGCTGCTTGACCGGCACGGCGGTCATGCCAACCATCTGCCAGCGTTCAAAGTCGGTCGGCGTCTCACTGTGATAAACGTCAGCATATTTCACCTCTTGCATCAGGTGATTGTCATCGACCTCGCGAATGGTGGCGCGGGCCATGCCCATGCGCGCCTTGCGGGCTGCATCAGTCAGTGTGCTTCGCATTCATTGACCTGCTTTTGGCGCACCGCCCATGGCATTGGCATTGCAGCATTCAAGAACGGCGCGCGTCCCTGTCTGGTTGTCCTGGCTATAGGTGATGCTTTTCAGTGTCAGCTTCTCGCCCTTCATCACCAGCATGGGTGAGGTGACAACCACATCCTGGCCAGGCACCCAAAGGCCACCGGATGGCCTCAGCCAGCCCTGCAGGGTGCCATACACGGTAACGTAGTCCTCATTCATCCAGCCGCTTTCCGAAGTGGCGCGCCCTTCGATGATGGATTTATCCCACAGCGGGATTTCGGGAACGATATTGCTGGGCACAATCTTGTTGCCCATCATTTCAAATGTCTTGGAGAGGAATGGAACAGAGGCGACCTTGGCACCCCATTGGTCATCATTGCCTGGGCGCTGCCCGGTGGTTGCCTGGC